GGCGAGAGAACCCCGCCCCTCCCCGAGAAAACGTCAGCTGCCGACGGTGACGGTGCCCTTGGCGAAGGCGTCCAGGTCACCCACGATCCAACCGAAGGTGCACTCGATCAGGATCGCGATCTGGTTGGTCTGCCACAGCGAGATGGTGGTGCCGTCCTCGTCCGTCAGCGTGGCCTGGTCAGTCACGCGGAACGAGATCTGGTCGGCGAAGCCGTACTTGAGCTGGCTGAAGTCACCACCGATGACGCGCACGCCCGAGTCGGCGGCGGCACCCAGGTCGCCACCCACGGCGCGGCCGTAGTGGACCGGGAAGCCCAGCAGGTTGCCGACGTTGGAGTTCAGGTTCAGAGCCGGGGCGTTGACGATGTTGCCGTTCGAGTCACGAACAGCGCCCAGCAGCGCCAGCTCCGCGTGGTAGCGCGGGTCCGCGGCCCAGGCGTTGAACTCCTTGTCGCCCGCGCTAGCCTGCGNGTACATCGACAGCAGGTTGTCCACCAGCGNGGTACCCGGAGCGTCCAGGGAAACCGCCTTCGTGGTGTTCGCCAGAACGTTGTTCGGGTCGACGCCCTGAAGCGGAGCGCCGGTCAGCGGGGACAGACCGTGAGTCACAGCCAGGTCGATACCGCGACCCATCGCGCGNCCCATGTCNTTCTGAACCTGGCTCCACAGGCCAGCCGGGTTCTTCTCCACGAACTCCTTGGAGGCCGTGACGATCGCAGCCAGCTTGATCGGAGCGAAGGTCTTGGTGTCCCACGCCACGCCGGTCAGCGGCTTACGGTGACCCTCACGGTCCTCGTTGCTCGTACCGACGCCGACCTGACCAACCTCCGGCCGCTTCACGTTCACCGGGATGGTCGTGCCGTTGTAGTCCACCGGGATGCGCTCGCCCATTTGCAGGACCAGCGAGTTCTCCTGAGCCTTCTCGAAGATCGGGCCGACAACAGTGGGCGGAACCAGGCCGGAAGGAACGTGAGCGAGACGCCCCTGGTGGTCAACGCCCGGAGTGTTCGGAGCAAGTTCGTTAGCAGTAGCCATTAGAGTGAGATTCCTTAAGAGAAATTACTAATTGAGTTGGCCTTTAAGCCAGGCGGCGAAATCCGCCTCAGGCGTGCCNGCACCNCCGGCNCCATAACCCTGTGCGTGATCCACAGCCGGAGTGCTGTCCTCCTGGGGCTTTGCCCAGTGCTTCTGCAACTTCTCGGCTTGCGCCTGAATCTCTTCAGCCGTATTACCAGTCAGCAATTCGGTGAAATCAGCGATGGACTCTCCAGGAATCCCGCTGTCAATTGCCACCTTGTACTTCAGAAGCTCGCTTTCGAACTGCTGCTTCTGAGACTCGAGAGTCTGAGTGCTGTCCTTAAGAGAAACCAGCTCCTCCTGAAGCTTCGCCAGGGCCTCGGTCGCCTCGCGGTGCTGAACACGGCGACGCGCGGCCTCCTCACGGAGCGACTTAATCTCGTCCTTAGCCCACTGGGGCAGCTCTTCGTTCTTGTTCGAGCTGGCCTCCGCAGGCGCGGTGTTCTCGATAGGAGCGTCGTTGTTCTCAGCGGACATAGTTAGCCTCCAGGGCAAAAGAAGCCCACCAGGGGCTTCGGATTAATGGCGGATGTTTACGCGGCGATACGTTTCAGCTCCTCATAATCCGGAGTACCTTTCTCGAGGTACCGGCGAAGAGCGTTTATCTTGTCCGTACCGGAGTAGCCGCGAGTAACTCGTTTCCAAATCTCAAGCGCGGCCTCGTAGCTCTCTTTTCCGGGCCANTTAGCCCGGTCGAAGACCGGCACCACCTTGCAATCACAATTCGGGTGCCAGCGATTCATAAGAGCGCTGTAGGCTTCCTCCGCCCCAGGGCCGCCAGCGTCAATCTGGCGGTACAGCTCTACGGCGGAAACCTTATCGTCGACATTGAGGCCCGCGCTGCGGGCCGATTTGTAAACAGGACCCCTCGAGATGAGCGTCAAACAGAAGGCGCAAGATTCGTTGCCGCCTTGCACGCGCGCCCACCCGATAACCTGAGGGTCGTTGTCGACCGCGTAGAGAACCTGACGGCGACCGCCGTTCTCTACCTCTTTCTCAGCCCGGTCAATGATCTTTTCCATCTCCGCCGGTGTCGAGTCCGGCTTTACTGCACCGCTCCTGGCGGGCTCTAGAGCCTCCAGAAACCAGTCTGGCTCGTAATGCACCAACGGGACATCGAAGCGACTGTCGTCGCTGGGAACGATGAAGTCCGGAATCCTGTCAAGGATCTCCCCGGACTGGATATCATCAAACTCGGGAAAGTCGACGTCAATATCTAGATTGAANTCCCCTCGTCTCCGCGGTGGCTTAGGGGGCCTGATGTGCTTCGCACGCTCCGAGTCATAGAATTCGCGAGCGAGGATCGAAGCCTCTCTTCTAGCCCTAGCCACAATCGGATAGAGAAGCGCTACCAGNGCCAGCCACATCCGCGGCGTAAGCGCCACTGCCCTATACGGGGCAAGAATAACTGCGAGAACCCTTCGCAAGCTCTCATTAATCTGAGCCTGGCGGGCTACATATTCCTCATAAGTCACTGTGCCTCTTCTGGCTCAGGCGGGGCAGACGGTGCGATATTGCGGAGCATCGAATCCAACGACGGCTCGTCTTCCTTGTCCCACTCGCGCATATCGCGTCGCTGCTCGTCGCTGAAGCCCATCTCGATACGGGCGTATTCCTTCGGGATGACGCCCGAGCCGTTCGCGTACAGCTTCATCACCGCGTCAGCCTTGGCGGCGTAGGTCGGCGTAGCCGGGTCACGCCAGATGGTCTCCAGACGGTCGTATTCAGGGCCAACCTCCTGACCCATGATCCGCATAGCGAGGCGCATAACCTCTTCCCAAGCACCACCGAACTGGCGAGCTTTACGCTCACACTTCTTCACCAACCGCGACTCCGCGGAGCGAATCGCCTCAGCCGAAGCCGGGTTGTCGGAAGCGAACGAAAGGTACTGTGGGGGAAGACCGGTGTACGCCGCAGCGTCCTTCCACAACCGCTCGATACCATCGACGTAGTTGCGGAGCTCGGCTGCCATAAACTGGCCGGCCTTACCCTCGGGGTCCTTGACCGCAATGATCCGGGCCATGTAGGCATCCAGAACCTCGGCCGGAGAACCGTTCGGCGCAATCTCGTCAGGATCGACCCCAAACAGGTAGCGCTGAGGCATAGCCATCAGCTCTGCCGCTGCCTGAAGATTCATGAGCTGCCGACTAGCGGCGTCCGTGATCGCCCGAATCTCCGGCAAGATCTCGCTCGAACCATTCGGATCAGACAACCGAGCCCGGTTGAACACCGGAACGACAGGAACACGGCCGAGATTGTGTCTAACAATCGCTTTCTTGGCCGGACCGTCCAGAACCCACTTACCGTCCTGCTTCTTCCAATAACTCGTCTCGTTCGGAAGGAACAGAGTCGCTCGCTCGACGTTCGGGTCAACGTCCGGAGCCGCTCCGGCCGGAGTCATCACATCCTGCCGGTACAACCGCAGCGCCTTAGTGACCTTCTGGGTCCGCGGGTCGATGACCGCGGTCATGTTGGTCGGAGACTCGACCCGGATGATCGGGACACCAGAATTGTCGCCCGGATGAGAGACGGTCACGTAAGACCGTCCGTAGATCATCGCCTCGAGGTGCGCCATACTCGACAGCTCATCGAGATCGTTGGCCTGCCACCACGTCCAAAGCTGCTCCAGGTGCTCTGCCTTACCGGCCAGGCGGAATCCCTCGACATCCAGACGCTCCTCAATCGCGTCGACGTACAATCTCGGAAGACCAACCGCGGTGTTGAGCTTTTGCAGCTCAGGCGGAGCGGACAGACCGATCGTCGTTAACCGGTACCTCGCCTCGTAGTAGTTGTTGGAGACGGTCATATCAAACTGGGCCGTCTCAATCTTGTTAGCCAGAGAGGCCACGTCGTCGTCGTAAGCCATTAGCGGAACACCGCGACCTTTCCGGTTCGGTACTTCTTGGACATAAGGAATTCCTGACGCAAACCGAAGGCCATGACAGCGCAGACGGCGGCGTCAATCTTCCGCGGGGAATCCTTAGCGGCCTTACGGATGCTTACAGTTTCGTAAGGGGTTGGGTGTCTATGCGCGTTCAGGACGTGCTGCCGCAGGACCTTATTCCCATCATGGGAAAGCTCCTGCTCCATCACCGCGTCGTAGAAACGTTCGCAGTCATAAGCGAACTGTTTCCGCGCGGCCGAAGCGTCCGAACCGCGCATATCAAACGCGATGGGCTTGTGGCCAATCGCGCTAATCTTCAACTGACGGCGGTACTTCGACGTCCAGGCGTCGACGTAGGACTCCCACATACGGGTGTCGGCCCGGAAGCCGACAACCTCATACTTCGAGAACGTACTATGGACCACAGCGTCGACCTGATCCCGCGGGATCTCGCCGTTGTAGTGCTCCGGGTTCCAGGTCGCTATAACGAACAATGCAGCGTCCTCAACCCGGCAGGCCACCAAGGCCGCCCAGTCGCCGGACTTCGAACCGTCGAACGCGAGAGTGATCCGATCCTTCGGCTTAAGCTGAATGTCTTTTTGGCACCGATCCCAGTAGATCGGGCTCATCCAGGAATCCTCAGCGGCGTTGATCTGATTCAGATACATCCGCCGGGATTCCGACACAAGGTTGCTGGTGTCGAAGATCTCGGTGATCGTGGCGTCGATGTCGAGCCACTTGGCGTCACCGCGGGCGATCTCCAAGCCCTTACGGAGCTTCTCGACCCCNGCCGCGAACCCCTCAGGGTCAACGTCCTCCGGCGGGATTTCGCCGATCGGGGTGTCGGCNGGCGCTTCCAANGCGTCGTACAGCATCTTGGTGTCGTGCGCCTTGCCCCCGAGCTGACTCTGGTACAGGTCCCAGAGCTGCTCCCCGATGGAGTTCTCACCCGGCCGGTGGCCGTTACAGATCGCCAGCCAGCGGGCATTGTCCGAAGCGCGCTTGGTGACGTTACCCCGAAGCGTCTTGAACATCTCGTGACCGCCGGTGGCGTCCGTCCACCACTGAATCTCGTTCGCGATGACGAACGTCGGGCGGTTGCCTTCCGAGGTGTGCGCGGAACTGGAGATCGACTCGATCCTGCCGCCGTTGGCGGTGTAGATGATCGTCTTGTTGATCTCGAGCCCGTAGTCCTCCTTGAACTGCTCCGAAATCATCTTCGGGAAAAGCTCGAAGGTGTTCTTCGTCTGCTCGTGAGCGACACCGACGATCTGAACCCAGGGGGAGTGTCGGGGTTTGCCGACCGGCATCCCGTTCTTGTCCCAGTGGGAGAAGACCACCGGGCCGCCGACATCGGCCAAGGCCAGATAGGCGGCCAGCGGGTCCTTACCCCAACCCTTCAGCCGGCGAAGGACACCGTTGCGGTAAATGAACTGGCCGTTCTCGTCGATCGCGAACCACCAAAGGATGAACCTGTACTGCTCATCCGTCGGAATGAACGGTTCACCGGCGTTAGGTCCAGAATCGTGAACGATGTACCGGAATCCCCAGTTGACAACCTGGTCACCCAGCGTCCGGTTAGGCGCTGGGAGCCAAAACCCTCCCGAGCGCAGCCGACGCCACGTCGGACCGTGGACATAAGGCGGAGCCGGGAGGAGATCGGGAGTCTCCAACCCGCTTCCCTCCTTCTGAATAGATAANAGCCGTCCCTAAAAGGGGTACGGCAAGCTGGCCTGGCAGGATTCGAACCTGCAACCCGCCGGTTAACAGCCGGCCGCTCTGCCGGTTGAGCTACAAGCCAATAAGCACGCCCGGAAGGAATCGAACCTCCAACCACCGGTTTTGGAGACCGGTGCTCTACCAGTTGAGCTACGGACGTTGATCTCCCCTCGACCCACCGGACTTTCGCAGGAAGGTGCCTTTACGAGGGGGAAGCCTCTGGAGTGGACCCGGCCGGGGAGCTTCAACGCAAGGCGGAAAGGAGGAAAACGCCCGCGGAGCTACCAACCCGGCCGGGTCCGGTCTTACTGAGCCTGGCGCTTGCGGAATTCCGCAGCCAGGTCAACCACAGCAGCTTGGTGCTGCTGCCTCTCGATCTCCATAGCCACCTGGCGGCGTGACTTTTCGGAGACGAGGAGTTCGTTCATCCCTTGCAGGATGGCCTGAAGCATCTGAGCCGACGGTCGGCTCGCGTACATCTGCTCGGAGATGTAGACCGCGAGAATCCTNGCTAGCTGCCAGTCCGACGGCTCGAAATACATCGCCTGGCCGGACTCGGCCAAGGACTCGTACCAGTCGACGGCAACCCGGTGGAGGCCGTCGATATCCAACGGCGGTTGTTCGACCACTCCGTCGACCTTGACAGTCTCGACGTTGTAGTCAGCGTTCCGTCGGATGCGCTCGGAACTTCTCTTGGGGGCTGGTCCCCGCTTACCCATTGACCCTCCTGGAGTCGGAAGCCCTCCAGGGGCTTCGGGACCTACTTGCGTATGTTGGTTCGCCGGAGCGCTGAAAAGCGCTCTACGGGCGAATGAGAGGCCTTTTTGGCCCCGAATCCGGCCTCCGACCT